CCCATTTTATTTGGGTTATCGGATTTGTTTTCCAATCCGCACCCATTTGAGCCATTTTGCCTTTTGTGGCTTGGGGGATTCCGTACGCAGAAGAGTTTGGATTTTTAGCCAAATGAGGATTCTCACTAGTACCCCAAGAGCTTTCTCTTTGCCATAATTCGTCTAAACATTTCCATTGTTGTTTATTGTAGTGAGCGCGCGCATAAGCTCTAAAATCGCCTGTGCGCGCTGCTCTCGCAATAGCTCTGTCGCGCTCCTTGCTCTCAATAGTTTCCGGACTATCTTTTAAGACCGCGTACAAAATTATTGCTTCTATCATTCGTTAATCCAAGCTGCCAGATTTTTCGACCAAGGGACTTTCCCAAGGGTCGCGGTCCGCTGGTTGTTTGGATTGCAAAAACTTAACAAGCTCAGTTACCCCATTGCTCACCGACATTTTGTCGTTGATTATGCGTGAGGCTTGTTTCTTGTTTAGTTCATTTGCTTCCGCTAAATTAGGGACACCTAACCATTCGCCCACTAATTTCCAACCATCTTTCCCGTTATTCCAACCAGAACTAAGAAAAGCATCTGCCACTATTTCTTTGACAAAGCTCAATTGTTTTTCTGTAATGGAATTATCAAAAGGCATTCCACCAACATGTGAAACAGGTTTGTTTCCATTGGTAGATTCAACTTTTGTCATTTCTTCCCGACTTGGTCTAGCACCTTTAGTTGCGAACCCTAAATTTGCCAAACTTCTACCGATTGCGCTCGTTTCACAATTCTCGAGAGCAGAAGTCCTATTTACTGGACTTGACCCAACTTTTTCTTCCGCGTATCCTGTTGCGGAAACAAATTCGTCTTTTGAGTCGCGCCAAACAAACGCTTTCACTATGAATTGATTATCGCCATGCGAAACTAATTCAGTTGTGATTCTGCCGTTTGGATATTTTTCGTAGAAAGCAGCTATCCTGTTTTCTACTGGTTCGTAATCTTGCAAATTAAAACCCATTTGGCTCACCTGAGTCCATAGAGCATTGGCAAGAATAACATTCACAATAGGTACATTTTTCTGTATCTGTTGCGATTAAATGCATGGCATAGAACTTCAGCCAATCAGCTTCCGAAATTTTAGAACGCATTTCGGTTTCAAACATATTCGCCATAACTTCCTTTCGTGAGTCCTTTTAGGCGGACAACATAATTGTGCCTCAAAGGACCGACAAAGACAGGTTTTACGCGCTAAGCTCTTTTCTTGCGCTCCAAGGCTTCCACACGACTTCCAAGCTCGTCCAGCTTCGTTTCGACCCTGTGTAATGAAGCTATCGCATCTGGCAAGCTCTTTCCGCCATTGCTGTAAGGCTGAATAGGGTCGGTTTTCAAATCAATGTAAGTTTTGATTGGCTTGACAATAATCCAATGAATTGCCATCCCAAGGAAAGTAAAAATTGCAATCAAAGCTCCTGCTGTTTGACCCATAGAAATTATGTCAATCGTCATCGGAATCCCTCATTGGTAAAGTTAGAAGCCATATTATCAAACCGCCGATTATCAAATACCCTGTTACAACTTTTGCTGACCCATCCAAAGTAAAATAAGCAATACCAAGACCCACATAAGTCCAAACATCACCTGACATAGCAACAGCATATTTTTTTAGCCAATTCATTATTTATTAAACTTTCTGCTTGAAGATTGTGATACAGAAATACTAGTCATTGAAGCGATTTGAGTAAGGATAATCGCACTCACTACAACAGCTTGAGATTCTTCGCGTTGTTCCTGAGTCATATCAGAACCAACATTCATAACCGCTTCGGCTGCTGCAAAGATTTGTTCAACACCAGGTATTTCTGCAAGCGCAGTTGGTAATTGTAATTCTATAGTGTTTTCTTCAACATACAACGCTTGTTCTTGCTCTATAAGCTCTTCTGCTGTAAGTTCTTCTATCACTGGTAATTCAACGAAAGGTTCTTCAATTGTTGGTTCAATTGGTGTTTGTACTATTTCTTCTTCTGGCAAATCTGGGATTATTTCTTCTGGCTCAACAATTACTGTCGGTAAATCCTGAGTTGTATTCTCTTCGTTTTGTACAGGTTGTTCTATTGGTGGTAATGGTGTTTCTGTTGGGGTCGGTTCTGTCGTTGGCGTTAGCGTAGGTTCTGGAGTTGGGGTTTGCGTTGTTGTTTCTGTTGGTGACGCTTCTGGTGTTGGCGTTGGTGTTGGCTGAAGAGTTGTAACACCATCCCAAGTTAAAAGATAACTTCCTGTTGGTGTTTGTGTTTGATTGCTTGCCATCCAACCGAAAGAAGTTGCACGAATGAAATATGTGCCTGTTTCAATTGGTGCTGAAATAAAAGAAGCCAAAACATTTGTCCCTGAATGCGCTCCGTCATCATTAGCAAAAAGTTTTATAGCACCTTGCCAAAGCTCGACCCAAGAATCTATAAAACTAGGATTCGTTTGCGGTGTTCCGTTTGTAGTTTGAATTGTTATTTGTGTCGGTTCAGTGGCTTCCACTACAACATCCACATAAGGAACTTCAGGTGATAATTCGATTGTTTGTTCATCAGCAAAAGCAGGCGCGACAATAAAACCTATCAAGATGAAAACTAAAAATAAGCGCAGTTTGGCGCGCTTATTCAATTATGCTTCCAATATTCCTTTTGGGTCTAAGTCTTTTCCTGCTGACCAACGAATGTTGTCACGCATTTCAAAATGCAAATGAGGACCAGAAGAATTCCCTGTATTTCCAGATTCTCCTATATGTTGCCCTTTTTTGATTTCATCGCCAGCTTTGACAAGGGATTTCGATAAATGAGCATAAATGACCCAAGCATCTTGTCCTTCAATTTTTTGTACAATTTGTGTTCCATAGGATTTGCCCCAGTTAGCGTTAGAAACTTTGCCATCAGCAACAGCAATAATGTCAGTACCTTGAGGTACAGCGAAATCAACGCCAGTGTGATAACCTTTCGACCACATCTTGCCAAGTTTTTTGTAAGCAGTTGTAATCTTTCCATTAGCGATTGGCAAACCCATTATTTGGATTCTTCTTTCTTGTTAGCTTTTTTGAATATTGCATCAACTTCTTCTTGAGTTAATTTTCCGTCATCAAGAAATGCTTTTGCTAAATCTGTGATGACTCTTGATACTGCCAAAGCACCAGCGATAACTGCTGAATTTACTGGCTCGACTCCGATAAAAGAGCCTGCTCCAATAGCAGGTAAGGCTGTGACTAAAAATAAAGCGAAACTTCTAAAAACCACATCTTTAATTACGGCTGGTTTCATTATTTCACCAACGCTTCTATTTCAGCATCAGTTAGACCGAGTGCTTTAAGTTTGGCTTTGCCTGATTCTTTTTTGGCTTCGGCTTCGGCTTTTGCTGCATCTTCGGCTTCTTTAGCAATTTCGTTATCAGCCCACTCGCCTAAAGTTATTTCGTATTCTTCATCAGTTAATTGGATTCTGTCGCCATTAACTTGTTTGAATAGTTCAGGATATTCGGCTCTGAACGCTTCTATTCTTTGTGCTTTTGTCATTTTTGTTTTCCTTTTCTATGAATTGACATAACCATAAACGTAAATTGTTCCAGTAATAGTTCCACTTACATCAGGAAGAAGTGTGAAACCATCATAAGAAGTTGTTACATTTATTCCAAACATCGCCATATAAAGATTTGTATTTGCAACCGGTTGATAGCACGAAGCATAAAACATATTTGTATATTCAGTTTGAAAGGGATTTAATATTTCGCATATAGAAATTTCTTGTACAGTATCAATAGAGCCAACTCCTCCCCAAGAAGCCTGACCTGTATCCCTAGCCGTATCTCTTGAAGTTGAAAATATATTAAAATATTGTCGTCTATAATTCGTTGAAGAATTATCTGCGCCGTTAGCCCTTAATCTCATATTTGTTTGACCTACCGATGTCGATATATCAAAAATAATTCTATATTGTGAATAAGTACTTGAAAAACAATTATCTATACTAATAGTAGAAACACTTGTTCCAGTTGCTTTTTTAATAAAAACTAAACCTGGAGATGAAAAATTTTCTTGAGCCATTATTGTTCAATTCCGTAAATAATAACCGAGCCAGTTATAGTTCCAGTATCAGCAAAAATTGTAAATCCATCATAAGAAGTTGTTACTGAAATATCTTGTGCTTGACATACTATTTGAATATTTCCCGATGAAGCACCATTATAATTGCAAAACATACTTGTGTTAGTTGTTTGAAAAGGATACAAAACTTCAGCAAAAATTATTTCTCTAACTGCGTTCCCACCAACTAAAAACCAAAGAGTATTTGTTGAGGAGTAGCCTGCAGCAATTGATGCGCCATTTCCTTGAACATATTGTCTCCTGTAATTTGCTGCAGTATTATCAGAACCACTAGCCCTTAATCTCATCACTAAAGCACCATTAGCAGAACCCGTCACATTAAGAACTAATTTATATTGTTTGTAAGTTGCAGAAAAAACATTGTTAAAACTAACTGTTGAAGCCGTAGTGAAAGTGTCCTTTGCTAATAAAATAAGTCCTTTTGCCATTATGCCCCCTTATAGTATCCGAAAACAGATACTGAACCTGTTATCGTTCCAGCACTTGGGGCGAAAAGAAAACCAGCGAACGAATCTGTAACAGTTATTGCAAATGCTCTAATTTCTAAAGTACCAACATTACTGTAAGAATGTTGATTTAATCCAGTAGTTGCTACTGTTTGAAAAGGATTATAAACTTCTAAAAATGAAGCATATCCTTGAGCGTTATCAACTGCGCCTAAAGCATTTTGCCAACTTGTTTGACCAGTTGAACGACCAGAATTTGTTATGTCAGTATTAACAATTTGGAATTTTTGCCAACGATAATTTGCTGTTGTATATGTGCTAGGAACAGAAGTTCTAAATTGAAAATTTATTCCTGCAAGAGTTGTTCCAGTTGCTTCTGTTAAGATTTTATATTGTACATAATCGTTTGAAAAAACATTATCAAAAGTCACACTTGATGCAGTAGTGAAAGATTGAGTGGAGATAAGTCTTAAATCAGATTCTGCAATACGACTTGCACCTAAACCATAGGCGCGTGCTGAAGCACCAGCAAAAGAACCAACAATAGGCATTTATGATTCCCTTTTATTTGAACTGGGTTTGCGAAGCCAAAATTTTGTAAGTCGGAGTCGCAGCAGTTTTAATGATTGTGAAAGAATAAGCATCAATAGAAGAAGCATTCCCAGCTGTTGGGGCTACACCACCTTGCCAGTTTGGTGTTCCAGCTGCGCCATCAATTTGAAATGCAGTTGGATAATAGGGAGTCGCTCCATTTGTATTTAGAAATACATGAGTTACAGCTTCATTTGTATCTATGTATGAAGCAGCTGTGGTTGTCGCATTACCTCGAAAATTAAGAGTAAAGTTTGCGCTTGCATTTGTTGTGTAATACGTTACAGAAGTATTTGCTATATCTACTGTTACTGTGCCTGTCGCAGCAGTAGCAGAGATAGTGGTCAGTTCTGAAGGTGAAACTAAATCAGCGCGATAATTATTTAGATACGAATTGACATTCGCAGCAGTCAGCACTTCACCTGCGGTAAAAGTCTTAGTAGCCAAAAAAACTCCTTAAAATCCTAATCGACCTGTATCAAGAATACCGAACTCTAAATCATCAAGGACCAGACTAGCATAATCCAAAGTTTGGAAACCAAAAGTTATCCTATGCGATTTCGGTACTATCTCATTATCAATTCTAATTATAGAAGCATATTTGTCTATCTGTGTCCCAGTATTGTTTGGGGTAAATTTTACACGCGCAACATCACCTATTTCTAAACTCAAAACGCTAGCAATGTCTGAATCAGATAATCCCTCTAAAACAACCGACAAACTTTCAAATCTATATTCGGGTTCTGAATATTGTGAAAGCAAATAGTTGGCAAGCTCTAAAGCATCACTATCAGAGTTCAATAAAAGACCTTGTTCAATAAGAGCTTGTTGCCCATAAGTATTGATTGAATCGCTATCAGAAACTATGGCTGTCCCGCCGTTATTTCTTTCAACTTGAACATAGTTGTATAACAATTCTGAACCATAAACAACTTGGACTGTATTGAACTCAACACCTGAACCATCATCAGCAAAAGTTACAACCGCCGAACTAGCAGGTGCAACAGAGCGGTCTTTGAAAACAATAAAACCATTAGAACCCATAAAGATAGAACCAGGCTCACTATCGGTAACGAGTTGCAAATACTCTAAAGCATTCGTACCATCTTCAATTGCATCTGCTTGCAAAGTTGTAGAACCAGTATCAATGTCTCTTAAAGAGTTTGGCCAATTGACTTCAGAGCGGTCTAAAATTGCGTTGATTCTTGCGCCTGTTTTTTGTGAAGTTTCTGTGCTTGCTATTAAAGCTCGTTGCGCTAAAAGGGTAAATCCGTCAACGCAATCTGCGCTTGCCAAAGATAGACCAGAAATGTCGTAATTCAAATTCCAATCATCAACGACACCATAAAAGACTGGTGTACCAGCTGTTTCAACCTTGATTGTTTTCTTAGGGATTATCTGCCCAAAATAAGGGCTTGAAGCATTAAGAGGGTCGAAAGCTCTATCTAAGTTGTTGAAAGAAATATTCGCACCGCCAGCAGTAAATCGGTCAAGTTGCCTAGATTTACCTCTATTTATGCTGACACTTCGTACTCGTTCTGAAACATCATAAAACAAAGTTCCGCCAAGAGTGTATTCAGTATTATCTAAAACACCTTGAACGGCATCATCAAGAATAAAAAATGGTCCACCCAAAGCAGATAAATCAAAACCAATTTCTACTGTTGTATTCGGTACAGCCATTTATGCGCTCGCAAAAACAGGACCAGAAGTTTTTTCAAATCTTTTTATTGCATCAACTATTTGTCTGCCAACAACATTGCCATCTGTTCCAATACCTGCATTTATCGTTATGTTGAAAGTGTTTCCTAAACCAGAAGAATTTGCGCCAGATAATGGGATTACAGCTTCAGGTCCAGCTTCTCCAATCAAAGCATTTGTTGGACCCATAACAATTCCACCTTTAGCAAATTTAGTTAAGCCGTAGGCTTGCGCTAATGCGGTGTAACTTCGAGCAGCAGGTCCAGGAAGATTCGCAATAGCTTTCGTTGCGGTTGCGGTCAATCTTGATAAATCCAAAGTTGCTTTTGCTTTTGGTTTCTTTTCAACTTTTGGTGTCGGTGCACCAGGTCCAGTTGTTGTAGTAGTTTCACCTGTTCCTAAGCTATCGACTATAGATTTTAGTTCAGCTTGAGCTGCTGATAAAGCAGCTTTGATTCCTGCAACTAAACTTTCACCTTGTCGAACTCCCTCACCATAAAATACATCAGCACCATAGTCGCCGACTTGTTCTGCAACAATATCAACAGCGGAAACTAAAGTGTTTATTTGTTGAACCATTGTCGCGCCACCAGAAATGATTTCGTCAGCGATTTTAGTTCCTGCTTCAAAACCTGCATCTAAGACTTGTTGTATTCCTCTTTCAGATAATCCCATTGCAATAAGTTTTTGTACTTTGCCTGCAAAATTGGTTGCGCTTGCAGCTTGGTCTGTTAGATTCTTGAAAAAATCGCCCTCTTCAATAGCTTTACCAAAACTTACGACACCTTTAACAGAATCCATGATGCCATTCTTGAAACCCATAAAAGCATTTTTAGCATCTTCTAATTTGCTTTCAGCCGAGCTTAAAGATGCTTCCAAATTATCCACGACAGCTTGAGCAGCATCTTTCGCAGCTTCTTTCATTTTCTTTAAAGCCTCTTTGGCTTTACTTGCTTTGTCTGCTAGTTTTTCCATCGCGGGATTTGTTTCTTCTGTCAAACCAGCCGTCAATCCATCGACTTCCATTTGTAATTTTGCAGCTTCGGCTGCCATATTTGCAGCATCTTTCCCAGCCGTTTTTATTTCGTCATTAAAATCTTTTAATCCGACAACTAAACTATCTAGTCCACCTGCCAAATTAGAAAATTGGAATCCTTCCATCATTTGCTCAAAGCTCATCATTGAACGACCTCGACCTACTAAAGTATCGAAGAAATTATCAACGCGAGCAGAAGCGTAATCTAAAGTGAAACCTATGAATTTGAAACCATCTATTACTCTGTCTATTGCAAATAAAATTGCTCTAACGCCAGCAATGATAATTTTAGTTATCATTGTCCATGAATCGCCAGTCTCTTTGGCTAATTTGTATTGTGCATCATTTTGAACTGCAAACAAACCTACTAATAATGCAATCGCTAAAGGTATTCTTAAAATAGATTTTTGTAGGATTAAAAACACTTGTGATAACAATAAAACTGTTCTAATTACAGCACCCAAAGCGATAAGCAAAGGTCCAATTATGGTTATCAATAAACCTATTTTTACTCCTGTTTTTACCGCTTCAGGGCTTAGTTTTTGCAATGCTTCGATAAATCCAGCAATCCTTGGCATTATTTGGTCTCTAATAACTGCTACGACTTCTAACATAATTGGCACAAAAACCATACCGAATTGTGCTGTCAAATCTTGAACTTGTGCGCCTAAAAACTTTTGTTGATTAGCTAATCCGCCAGAAGTTCTAGCCACATCACCTTGTTGTAACGCGGTGTCTTTAAGAATCAAAGCATAAGCAGCTTGAGCTTTTATAGCAATAGGTAAAGTTCCAGAAGTTGTGGTAATCAAACCAAGTCTCATGGCTTCTTCTTTTAAGCGGGCTTCGTTTAATGCAACACCGAATCTTTTTAATGGTTCAGTTTCACCTGCTAACCCTGAGCGAAGAGCTTGTAAAGCGTCAGCAATAGGCACGTTGTTGAAAGATGCCATGTCCGCAGCAAGCTCTACTAAAGTCATAGACATTTTTGTTGCGGAAGTGTTTGATAATCCGAATGCTTGGAACAAGTTTCCGTAAGTTCCCGCAGCTTCTAACGCAGCTTGTTCGCTCACACCAAAAGCAGCTGAAGTTGTTTTAGCCCACTTTTGAACAACAATCGCATTTTCTTTGAAAACAGCATTTGTTTTAGAAATAGATTCTGACAAAGTTGATGCAGCTTGGACCGCTTTGTAAATACCTACGCCTAAACCAATCATTGCTGGTGTTACTGTTCTAGTGAGGTTTTGCCCTAAATTGGTCATAGATTGACCGACATAACCAACGGCTACTGTTGTTTTGTTAAAAGCACCTTTAGCTTTTTCAAATTCTCTTACCGCTTTTTTGATTCCTCTTTCATCAAATTGCGAGAGAATTGGAATAATAATTGCCATGAATTAAATCCTCGGTTTCGTCAAAAGGTTCTTATTTGCTATTTTAGATGCATCTTCAAGAGCTTGTTTTAAAGTCCTGTCGATTAAACTCATATTTTTTAGAGCAGCTGGATACAAATAGCGAGATGCTTTTCCAACCTTGGAACGCAAAGCTGTAATAAGAGCTTTACCCGATGGTGTTTTTCCGCCACCTTTTCTGCCAGCCATATCTACAATACTTATGCCGACACCATCGATTACTATTTTCAAAAGGCTGGTAGGTCTATCTGCTCTGGGTTTTACGAATGAAGTTTTGACTCTGACTTTATTTTCGGAAGATTGCCAACTGGTTCTTCCCTGATGTGCAAAACCATCTTTCGTACCAGAAGCAAAAGGTGATTTAGTGGGGATTGCTTCTTGAATTTTTGTTGCTAAAGGTGCAGCTGAAGATTCAATATTCCTGCGGACTTCTTTGAAAATAAGTGCGTCAAGGTTGCGTATCTCTAACATTGTTTCGCGAAAACCGCGAACCTCAGTTGCGACCATTTCTACCTCTTATTTTGCTCTGTTACTTTCCAACGCAAATACATGCCGATAGTGAAAAGCATACGCTCTGATTCTTCCATTAGCAAAGACGGAGCAATACCTGTTTCAGCAGCTAAATAAGCTATATACCAATGTGCGCTCGTTTCGCCGAGCGGTTTTATTTTGGGTCTATGTCGCTGACATTTATTGACTCAACTTCATCAAGCCAAGGTTCGAATTCTTTTTTAGTTGAGTTTGTTCTTTTTTCAGAATGCCATGCGAGAAACAACAAGTCAGTTAAACGAAATTCAGATTCGAGTTTCGCAACTGACCTGTTAAATTTCTCTTCGAACGCAACTAGGTCTCTTGCTGAGCAGACGATTTCTTTTGGTTCGCCTGATACAAATTCAATGCGCAGATTGATTTTCATTTAAGCAGTTGTCCCTCTTGTTACAGTTCCGGATACTGGCCAACTTACACTAAGTGTTGCAATGTCGCCAACACTAGAAGCAAATGGTGAGTATTGGGTAACTAAACAGGTTGCGGTGTACTTTGGTTGTGTTGCTGATACTGTTCCTGATGCGCTTTGGATAATTACTGTTGCGATTGTTCCTAATAATGGATTTAATACAGCATCAACTGAACCTGCTGCAAAATCTTGCATAAAGTTCAAAGTTATTGTTGCGTTATTTAAGCCACCGATTCTTGTTCTCCAACCTTGCCCGAAAGCGGTTGTTTCTAGGTCATCAGCTTCTTGAGCCAATTCAACTGAGTTGAGATTGGTTGAAAAATCTGTGCCTGCGACTGTAATTTTATAGTCTGTTGCAGCAAATTTTGCCATCTTGTTTTTTTCCTTTTCCTAGTCTGCGTAACAAAGCGTTGTAAACTCTGCTGTTAGATATGTTACCTCACCAACAGGCAGTTGTCCGTAGTTTCTCATCTCGGTAACTCGTACATCAAAAGCATTACCGCCTAAAGTTTTATCGGATTCTATTGCTAATTTTATGCTAGAAGTGCCTGTGCTTGAACAAAAACTATCGAGCTTGTTCTGCGCGGTACGTTCATCGACTCTTCCAACGATTACCAAAACATTGAAAGTGTAAGTTTGCATGCCTCTTTTGAAAACATCGTCATAATTTATCGTTGAGGGCATAACGATTGCAATTGGCGGACTTGGATTATCGGGCAGGAAAGCAGAAGTTCTCAATCCTGGAATCGTTGCCAAATTAAGGGCTAGTTTTTCTCGCAAAGTTGCTATTGAAGCCATTAGGCGAAAGTTCTCATTCGTCTAAATGGCATAACCAACTGAGCCACATCTGGGTCTAATGATGAGGAAACTCTCATGACTCCCAAATCGCCGAAACCTGCAACACCTAAAGGTGAATCTAATCTTTTGAAAATACGACTTGCTTGAATAATTGTCGCTTGTTTAATTGTAATTGGAACAGAAGTCCAACCCCAAACACCAGTCACTTTTATTAGAGCTTCGTGATTTAAGATTGGCCAAAGATAATCACCGATTGCTCGAATGTCGGTAAAAACCCAAGATTGTCCGTCTAAAACTTGATTCAATGGCTCAAGTTGATAATCATCTGCAGCCCAAGTCGTGTCAAAATTTCCGTCAGCGTTTCCTGCTGTCTGGATTACCAGTGAAGCTGTTCCTGCTAAATCGTCAATCGGGCAAATAAAATCGTCTTGCGCAACGAAATATCTAGAAGCTGTTCCGACCAAATAAAATGCTCTATTGGCGTAGCCGTCTATTAGACGAGAGGCTGATTCAACTGCCATTTCTAATAAAGCATCATCTACGCTATCTGTTATACGCAATGCTGCTTTGATTTCATTCAAGCTCGCATAGCCGTTTGTGATTGCCAAAATTGCTCCTAAATCTTTTCTTCAGTCTATCGTCTCAAAATAAACTTGTCGTCAATTATTTCCAATTGTAATTGGTTTTCTAAAGCAAATCTATTGGCTGCGATAATGACCCCACCCCAAACAGGATTGTAGTCGTCACCTATCAAGATTTTGTTCGTTAATTGCCAATAATCTTGCAAATCAGCATAAACTTCTCTTTCCCTATGACCTGCATCAATATAAACCACATCTGCGGTGACTTGTTCTTTTAACAATAATTCTGCGGCGGAAGAACTTGTCATAGGTAAAACACCTATTTGCTCGTTAAGATTTTGGCTCGTTATGTTTATGCAAAATTGTTTGTAAATCTTGTCGAAATTTCCAATCAAATCTTGAGCTTGGTAATCTTGCCAAAGGCTTGCATTTGAACCTAAAAAAGTATCAACGCAAATGATTTCCGCTTGCGTTTTTGAAGCCATGAATAATGCTGAAGCCCCGAGCCAAGAACCAACTTCGATTATTGATTCAGGTTCGCATTCATTCAAAACTTTTGTCAAAGCTATGCTCTCTGAACCCCAACCCTGAATATGAGATTCACCTTTTGTTTTTGGGGTTGCCAATCCGTATTTGTTTTTGAACTCTTTAATATTCAAGAGCTTCATTCCTATTATTCAAATCTGCGTCTGCCCAACCTGACATAGAATTAGCAAAATCTTTTCGGTAATCGTAAAGAGCTTCGTTGGCATAACCGAACTTTGCACCAAGTCTTGCTGATTTGCGCCACATTGCCCAATCAGCATAAGCAACTTCTGGGTAAGGACATTTATCTAACCAAGTTTTTTTGATAGGTGAAGCGCAACAAAAATAACAATAAGGTTCTGTATAAATTGTTTCGTTTATCAAATTTGGTGGTATATAGATTTCTTGCGAGCCTTGAACTTGATAGCCGACTTGCCAAATATCGCAATCTTGTTTTTCTAAATTGTTCAACGCATTAGGTTTTAATCTGTCGTCTATGTCACAAACCCAAACCCAACTTGTTTTTGCAGCTTTGGCGCATTCGTTCCAAAAAAATGGTGAACGCCATTTGACTTCAGCGGTGTTTCGTATTATTTGTTTGCAATTGGCGTTCCTGTATTGGTCTGTTCCCATCAAAACTTGTTTGGGTTTTAGTTCTAAGTTTTCAATTGCTTCAAACCAACCATCTATGAAATGGTCATATTTGTCGCCATATACGGCTGTAATTATTGTCACGTCTACCATCTGGCAGGCATTCCTAAAGTTGAACCATGACCAACGTGGTAAATCCAAGTCACTTCTGGGTGATGGACAATTTTTGCATTTATCGCGCATAACTTTTTTATCATTGCAAAATCATGTCCCTCTCGATTGCCCTCTTTGTCAACTATGTAACTATTCATGTCGAAATCTTTTTGGAAACCGCCAACAGATAAAATGGTTTCTCTTTTAGCAATCCAAGTTATAGGAACTTGCCTTGGTTGATTATTGTCCCAAGGTTGATTCTTGTATTTTTCTAAATGACCACCATCAGGCAAGTTCGAATATTTGAACCAAGGAAAAACTAAATCCGCGTTGGTTTCCTCTATGCAATTGTAAATAACTTCAATGTGTCTTGGTAAAAGTTCATCGTCATCATCAAGGATTGCAATATATTTTGTTTTTGCTTTCTTAATCATGCGGTCAAGAATTATAGTATGTCCTTCTCTTTTTTCATCAACCATTATTAAATGCTTTTCAGGTTGCAAAGTCTGATTCGCAACACTCGCAATGCATCTTTGCAAAAGCTCAGAGCGTATTGGGATTGTTGCGGTGCAAATCGTTACATCAGCTCTCATTGTCCCAAGCATTTCTTCTTCTTCTCCTGATTTGCCATCTGCCGTCTGTCAAATCTTTTGTTTGCATTTTCATAGTGTAATAATGCGCGTTGTTTTCAAAAGTCCTATCGTTGGCTGATTGAAAACCATTTTGCAAAGTCGAAGAATTATCATGCGCAACAGGAATGAAAGACCTTTCAATCGTTACACCTTTCACTTTGCATCTGCGTTCATAATCATTATCTTCAAAATATGCTGGGTGCAGAGCTTCATCAAATAAACCAACTTCGTCAACAACTTTCCAACCCAAACTAAAAGCGCACCATTCTGGTGAACCATTCGATAAAAGCAATTTGTTTGCATCTGAAAGGTCGCTGAACATTGACAAAGAATCCCCACCCCACTCGACATCAAAATTTGTTATCAACCAATATTCAGAAAAAGGTAAAGATTTTATTCCGAGATTCCAAGAAGATGCGACACCAAGATTTGATGGTATTTTCATGTGCCAAACTTTTGAGACCCATTGATTCCAAGCAGGTTCCCAAGAGTTACCTTTTGCCCCATTATCGATTATCAACAAATCTTTGACTGGGTAATTTATGGACTTTATCATTCGGTCCAACAAATCGTATCGAGTCAAGACTGGGACAATCATTGCGGGAATCATCAGATACCCCTCAGAGGCTCACAGAACAAAAATGCGGGACTTTCACCCAATATTAGTATCTTCCTATTCATAAAGGTTTTTGTCCTGCCAAATTGCCTTTAATGTGGGTTTCCAAAGGTTTTCATAAACCGCATCTGCCTTGTATTGCTCCGCAAATTCCATAGCTTTAAGTGACCTTTGCTGACCTGCGTTATACGCGCTTTCAAGAGCTTCAACAATTGCATCAACATTAGGAACATGAAACCAAGATTTTTGAGGAGCATCCCAAAGAGGCTGTCCTGGAATCTTGAAGCCGTCTCCGCAAAGCTCTGCGGAAGCTGCAAAATCCGAAACGATAACTCTTGTCCCACATGCTTGAGCTTCAATTGTTGGTATACCGAAGCCCTCTCCGTAAGAAGTCGCAAGCAAAACATCCATTGCTGTATAAATGCCAGCTAAAGTTTTTTGACTGACGCCAGCTCTTAAAATATAAGGGTCGACAAAAACAACTTGTTCTTTTGGAATACCAACTGAAGCTATAAGCTCAGTCAAACGAATGCCACCTAAAGAACCTGAAGCGTCTGTATGTAAATAAAGCAAAGCGTCTTTGTGTTTTCTAGCAAACATTGAAAAGGCTAATAGGTTTTCGCCGAACGCTTTTCTGTTTGGATAAACACCTTTGTTAGCAGCGTTCATTCCAACAACGAATCTATCTTCACCAATATTCATGAATTCTCGGCAAGCAATTTCACCAACATTGTCAGTAATAGTTTCTGTCGGTTCGAAAACATTTTCTATACCATGAGGTACATAAGAGGCTTCAATGCCAACATTTTCAAGCATTGCTTTACCGAACTTGCTCATAGCAATTGGGTGAACATTTTTGTTTCGACACCAAACTGAAACTTCTGGCGGACAAGGCAAATGGTCTATTGGAACCCAAGAAGCAATTGGCCAATCTTTCCACTTCTCGCCTTTGAATACCCAAACATCAAACAAAGTCATAAGCAAATGTTGAGCATCTGGGTCAATTTGAGTCCAGTCGTACATGTGCGCTGGAATAACATCATTGGACCATTGTTCATGACCGCGAGCATAAACAGGTATCACACCTGCGGAAGAATTCCATTCAGAGTTGCTTGCTTCTAAACCATAATTGGCTGCAATTGCAACTTCATAATTATCTTTTTTTAATCTTGTTGTTAATTGAGCGGTTTGTTGCCCATAACCAGTTGAAGCCCAAGGAGCATTACTAGTAAATAAGATTCTTTTATTTTTTGTTTCACCAACGACTCGCAAATGCATTTTTTTTGCGAGCTTCTTTTTTTCTTCGTTCACGCAAGACTCCTAAAATACGCAGGTGAGTCCACCTTACAAGAAGATGGACTCGAAAAGCGTTTGGGACACAGCCTGCGCTCTGTATCCCAAACTAGTAATCAAATCTTCAAACTATTAGGAGTTTGAGGACTTGAAGAACTTGATATGTGGTGTCTGTATCAAGTTGCCGTCTACGCGGAATGTTGCGCGGAATGTGACAAGGTCGCTGCTGAATGCAAAATCATCAGAGCGGTCTAGTTTCAATCCACCAACTTGGCGTACATAGTAACTTGGCAAATGACCGAAAATCACTGGCTTAACAGCAGAAGCTGCGGTTGCCATTGCTGGATTTTCGTAGATTGGATAACCAAGAAGCAAATCTCTTGCGTCAGCGGTCAAAGATGGTGAGAACAAGTATTGTCCTGCATTGTCTTTTAATTTACGAACTGATGCAATTGAAGATGCGTTCATTTGGAAACCTGTTCCAGGTAATCTTCTTCCAGCAGTATCGATTGAATAAACTAAATCAATCAAGTTATCTGCTGTTGGATTTAGAGAAGTTCCTGTAACTGCAGAACCTGCTCTTGTAACAATTCCGTTTGGTTGAACTGTTCCTGTACCTGTTGTCAGAGCTTCGTTCACAGAGTAACCCATTGCGTTACCAACTTGTGAGGCTAAGAATCCGAGGATATCTACGCCAGCGTCTTCTACTAATTCGCGTGAAACTTGTGTCAAGAATGAATACTTGTAGGCACTAAGTGTTACGAATGAGTTGAATGTTGGGTCAGATTCACCGATTGCGTTTGCTTCAGCAAATGCTGTACCTGATGAATAAGTTGCTAATGAAGGAATCTGTAAATTCTCGCCACCTGCGGTGTTAAGAATTGTTGAGGTTTCCAACATTGGACCAACAAAACGAGCTAATAAGAGAACTTGGTCGTAGAAAGAAGTTGGAACGGGTGAACCTGTTGAACTTTTTAATACGTCTCTTTTTTCGAAATTAGCTGTACGAATTTCACCGCGAGCAAGTGAGCGGATTGTGTCTGCATCAGTTTGCTTTGCGTTGCTTAGTTCGGCTTCTGGTCTTCCTTGGTTTTCGAAACCTTTCATTGCTTCAGCTGCGCGAACTTCGCGTTCTGCATCTGATTTTAAGGTTTCAATTACTTTTGCTCTTGAATCAAGGTCTTCGCTGATTCGAGCATATTTTTCGTTTTCTTCAGCAGTTAAGTCGCGCTTTTCAGCAGCAGCGGTATCAAGAAGAGCTTTTGCTTCTTCCCATGAACGCTTGCGAGCTTCTGCTTGTTGTTTAATGTATTCAGACATTAAAACTCCAATTAGATAGTAGTTGTTTTGACTTCACGGCTCACGCGAAAGTTAATATGGTAGGTGGCTCCACAAAACCATAAAATAATTATGGCACAAGATTTATCTTGTTTCTATTGTTTCCAAGATTCTTGTTTCAGTTACAGGATTGAAGCTCTTCTTTTCTGGTGCATCTATTTTTGAAATCGCTTCGGCTAAATCGTCTGCCAAATCTTTGATGACACCTGAGCTTGGATTGCCTGCTGTTTTCAAAATGATTTCTTTGATTTGTTCTTTGTTCATTTATACCGCCTTGTATAACAGGTCAATTTGTTGTTTTTTCAAATCCAATAAAACAGTTGGGTCTAAATCTGGTTGGACTTTAAGTTTTTGTACCACTTCAGAAATCAAATCCGCTTGAGCAGCTTCAAGGTTTTCGCCTGCTTCGAGTTTGAACATTGCATCAGCCAAAGCATCAGCATCAACATTGGTTCTTGAAGCCAAAATATCTAAAGAACGCACACTTGCAGTTGTTGCTTCGTATGCAGGGAAACCTGTAACAATCGAAACTTCATGCAAACGAATCTCATTCAAAGTTCTAATTTTTCCGTCTCTTGACCAAGAATCACCATTCATTGGAACAGAGAAACCAAAAGACATTGAATTAACATCACCGCGTTTCATAAGAGTTGCTAAATCTCTGCCTGCGCTAGTGTCTGGCAAAATAGCTTCAGCTAATAAGCCTCTGTCATCTTCTTTCAATTTCAAAGTTTTTGCTCTTGTAGAAGCCAACACATGGTCCATGTTGTGATTCATAAACATTTTGATTTCATTACGGGAGCGCAAAGATTTCCTGAAAGCTCCAGGATTTATTCTTTCGGTAAAAGGGAGAGGTTCGCTGTCGGAATTAAATACCGCTGCATAACCAGAGAAACGCATGCCATCAGATTCGGCATTATCTATTCTTAACTCAAAATCGACATCTTTTTTGACTCTGCGTTCAATTTTGTTCATGTTTTTTTGTTTCTCCTCTTTTGGTAATGATACCTGCAAATTTGCCCATTTGTTTCTATCTTCCTCGCGGTCAAGTCTTTCAACTACCGAATTAGCATAAGCTAAAGCTCTTCGGGCTGCTGTTTTACTTGGACCGCTTCCCCAAAGCAAATGTGCAACTAAGCCTGCTCCAGGATATTGCGGGTCAGAAGTATTAGAATTTTTTGGTGCATCCAAATCAACTAAATGTCTGGCAATCCAAGGACCAATCCTGCGCCACTTATCTTCCGAAACATTTCCGCTAGCCATTTGTCGAGCTTCGTTTACAGTTTGTTGTTTTAATCCATCACCAGACAAACCATCAGCGTGATATTGCAAACCTCTTCTAGCAGCTGCTCTCATATAACTTGGTGGGGACAAATCGACTTGTCTTGATTCTTCTAACTCATCTTCTAAATCTTCTTCTATTTCTTCTGAAGGTTGCCAAGCGTTGCAATAATATGCACCATTTACATAATCATCCCACTTCTCACACCAAGCACGAAGTTCATCATCTGCAAATTCTTTAACATCATCTTCTTTGTAAAAAATACAATTACCACAAGCACGACCCTCTGGCACATCTTCGCTAAGAGATGGTCTGTAATTGTCAGGTAAAACTCTTTTTTGTTTTTTCATTTTCTTGTATTGAATTCTTAAATCATCAATTTTGGTAAGTGTAGAAAATCTATGACCTACTAAAACATCTGTCGCTTGCCAGCCATCTTCTTCTTCTCTAAAAATTCTTATCAAAGCAGCAGGGTCATCTTCAGTGCCGTTTATTGTGAAATCTGAATCAGGCACATTTATAGTGCCGTCTCTAACAATCCTAACTATTCTTCCTCTTGCTCTACCACCAGAAGAATTCCAAGAAACAAAATCGCCGATTCTCAAAGCATCAGGTAAAGCTCTTTCGCCTCCAGGTTCAATTTCTTCGGCGATTGAAACAGCAACCATTTGGTCAATTGCATCTTGTTTAGTCGTGTGACAGCCAATAACTTCGCCATCTTCTTTAATAGTTGCCCAACCAGAACAATCAGGTGATGAATCAGTAATAAAATATGGCATTACAAAACCTGCTTTATGACAGAAACTGTTGCTGTTGAAGTTGTGATGATTGCATACAAAGCATTTCCTGGGGCTAAAGTTATTTCAAAGGAGTCTTGCTTGGCTAGCCTTAAACCTGTTGAAGTTGTGACATTTGCATTGCCTAAATAAACATTGTCTGTGTTGTCGTGTAAATGTAGATGAACCAAAATTGGATTGGTTTCACCAGCGACTAGCAAGGTTGGAGAAGTTGTTACAGTAACTTGAGAATTTATCAAAGGCATTATTTGACCTCATAAACAGAATCAGGATTAGTTGGGTCAATTTGAGCAATAGCTTGCAATTGTGTCGATGGCAAACCAGTATGTGCAATCGGTGGTAATCCAAGAGCGGATAAAACACCTGCTGGTTCAAAACCTGATTGAACTAGCCTTTGCGCCATAATAACTTTTTTATCTTGCTCAACAACATCTGCTTCGACAATGTTTATGTTTGCCAAAGGTACGCGGTGTTGGTCGCCGTCATCAACTGGTCTTAAATCTTCGAATCTGCGTACATCATTTACAGAATAGAAACCTGCTTGCAAACCGATTGAATAGCCTTGGATTCTAGTTGTGTAATCACCGCGCAGTAATCCATCAACATTAAATTTCAGGAAAGCATCTGTTGGTAACAAATTAGAATAAGCATCTTCAATTTTTGCAATGTAAGGTCTTAAAGTATGAACAACGAAATTGATATTGTTTTGTTCGACTGAGGCATAAGACATAGCTCCAGGATTCGTGATTCCAAGCATGTGAGGTGGGATTCGGAACATTCTTGCGATTTCTTCAATTGCAAGTTTTCTTGATTCCAACATTTGTGCTTCATCAGGAGTCGCAGAAGTTTTGGTGTATTTAGCCCCACCTGAAAGGATTCCTGTTTTATGAGCTTTCTTGTATCCTTTGTGTTTTGCGTCAAAGTTTTCAACAAGTTCGCGAGCTTGTTCTCTAGTTAAGTTTCCAGGAACTTCGATTATGCCTTGTGCCACCGCACCTTGACCAAAGAATCTTGCGGCAAAACTTTGCAAAGCAGAAGCTAAACCTAAATTGTTTTTTAGTTCTTCAACTCTAGACATTCCGCGCAAAGCTCCAGGTCGTCTCATTTCTGAAACATGAATCATGTCTTGGAAAGGAACTACTCCTGCGCGTTCTTCATCTATTGAATATTCGATTTCACGATTTGAGTTCCTGCGCACTTGAACGCGCATTGGGTCTAAACAAACTAAGTTTGCTATATCGCCTCTGGAATCTCTAAATATTCTTACGAAAGCATTGCCGTCTAAAAGTAATGAAACCAATACTTGTTGATAATGTTCCGTTCTTTGCATGTCGACATCAGGTCTAAAAACCCATTGTGGTCTTGGTCGGTAAGGTACGCGGTTGCCGTCTCTGCGGATATATGCGTCAAGAGGAAGTGTTGAAATAGTATCTGAGATTAAAAGCACACAAGAATAAAAAGCGTTGATTCTCATAGAGTTTATTTCATCTATGTTATTTCCTGCTTCAGTTGTCATGGCGAAAGTATCGCCAGCACCCCAAATGGATTGGAAAGAAATGGCTCGTTGTTCAGAATTGTTGAATAAGTTCCCGAACATTACTTACCTCTTTCTAAGGCTAAACCGCATAAAAATAAGCTAACACCAGTAGCAATTATTCCTGCTGGTATATTGAATAATCCTATTCCAAAACTTGTGATTGTTAAACCGCTAATCTGCAATATTGTTACTATCAAAATTCTCCTAAAATATAAAAAACTCTGGTCTGGCAACTTCAGCTTGTTTGGAAGCAGTTGCCCTATCAAAAGCAATGATACTAGCAACTGCAGCATCTATCTTTCGCGGAGAACCACGATGCTCTTTTACAATCCTTGGTCCTAGTCTATCAATTTTTACAACAGCATTCGATAAATGTCTAGCCAATAATGGGTCCGAGTCGTGTTTCAATTTCAAATCTGTAACTGCATCATAAAACTTTTGGCAAGCAGGAATCATACGAGCAGCCGAAGTGCTTGGCCATTCAACGATTGGTATTCCTGAATCTTGTAAAACTTGCATTGACCTTTGCCAGCGATAAGGGTCGCAAGCAACTTCTCTAACTTTGTATTTACCGCAAAAATCAAAAATTGTTGCTTCAACTTCTGCAATGTCGACTCGCCATTCATCGCTATCTTCAGGTTGTTTTTCCCATGCTTTGACTAAGAAAATGTAAGGATTCTCTTCGCAAGTTGCGCCAACTATGACAGAAGCATCACCTGAAAAAGAACCATCGAAACCCAAAATGATTTCTGTATCTGGTGGAATCTCTTTCGGTTCAGCGCATGCGTCCCAAGCTCCTGTCGGTAGCCAAGAAATTTGAGAAGATACCCAAGCATTAGTTCGTTTGGTTCTAAATTCTGCTTCGGGTGTTCTTCTTACTGCGCTTTCGAAATCTTCGGTGGAGTTCAAATCACCAAAAGCAGGGTTTGCGAGCTTCCAAACTTCAGGGTCTCTATGGTTTGAATCTGCAGGAGCTTCCCACCAAGCCATAAAAAATGAATCATCTTCAACTTCACCGCGAGCGACCTTTTGTCCGTATTGATACAAGTTATATGCGATTGAATCTTGACCTGTTGAATCAGCCTTGACTCCTGCGGTAGTGATTGCTAACAAAAGCGGTTCGCGTCTCGCACCCATACCAAGTTGCATAACATCGAAAAGCTCTCGATTTGGAGCAGCGTGAAGCTCATCATAAATAACTAGCGTTGGCGATAAACCCTCTTTAGAAAATGCTTCCGAAGATAGCACCCGATAAACCGAACCTGTTTGAGTTAGTTCTATGGCATCTCGGTAAAGTTTCACTTGGCTTGCAAGTTCTCTTTCGGCTTCAATCATT